TATCTTCTTATGAGATAAATGGATTAAGAGATTTACTTGGTCTTGCAAAAGAAATAGTAAATATGGAAGAATATATAAATGAGATAACGAAATGAATTTATACGAAAGATTAAAACCAGAAATAAAAAAAGCAATTAAATTAAATGCTAAGAAGTATCCTCATTCTGGTAGGATATTAATAGCAAAATTACATTTACATACTATGTTTCATGAGTTAACCATGGGTGACATTAGGGACTTAATTAATTTAAGTGATACAAATGACACTAAATGGGATACTATTAATTGGAAGTATGGAGATAAATTATTTAAAGTAGATTAACTATGAGTAAAAAGAAAATTTTAACACCTGTTATAGTCAGGGAAGAATTAGAAAAAGACGGAATCATCTTTGGTTTACAAGATGAAGACGCAAAAAAAGTACTACTCGAAGATTGGGGTGGTACACTTGATACTAATAGCGATTGGGCTAATGGTAAAGAGGATTTAATAATATATACTGAAACCACAGCTGATGGCTATGAAGTGTTTATATGTACAGATGACCATAACAACAATCCATATTGGGACCAAGATGTTTATTACTATGAAGCTCATGAAGAGTGGATGGAAAGAGTAATGGATACATTAAGAGATGGTGGTCATGTTTGGATTAGCTATTCTATATGGGATAGTATGGAATATGAAGCTGAAACCTCTTGGGCTTATGCTTATGAAGATTGGTTTTCAGATAAGTTTGATGAGAAAAAAGAAGAATTAATGTATGAAACAGAAGACTATGGAGAATACCAAGACTAAATTACCTAAATGGTTTAATGGAGAACATTATTCTCATGGAGACACAGTAAGTAATCCATTTAGTGGGGAAGAGTTTTATTTAAATCGTACAGAATTAAGTATGTATGATTTTATAAAAGGAGCCGAATTCGTATTAGCTATGAATAAAGGTTATGAATCAACAAATAAACTTGTAGATGAAATGAGGAAAGCTTTAGATTGGTTTAGACAAAATAGTCCAAAAGCTTATATGGTATTACTAGATTAAAACTATGACACAGAAAGAATTTAACAAATTAAGTAAGGCTTTAGATTATATGTCGAAAGATATAATGAAATCTAAAGGACCTGAATACACTCAACAAGATAGAGATGTTCTTGCGAACTTTAAAAATACTGCAGATAGATTAAATACTGTACCACTTAAAGTTTGGGGAGCGTTTTTTGATAAGCAAATATCGAGTGTTTATGCGCATTTAAATGATGCGAATTTAAAGAAAGCAGAAACTATTGAATCAAGGTTTGCAGATATAATAAACTATTGTCACCTTGGTTTAGCATTATTTAAAGAAAGACAATGAAATTTAAAAATGAAGTATTATTTAGAGTTACAGTAGACGTGAATGGTAAGCAAGAATATGCTATACACACGCGTGACTATGATGACCTATGTGATAAGTTAACTAATGTAATGATTAAAGAAACGTTATGACAATATTACAAGAAGCGATATTTTTTACATTTATATTTGGAGCTTTTATGCTCTTAATATATTGTATATTAAAGAAATAAGGTAGTGGTGGTCAAGTACCAGGGCATCCCATGGTGACGTAAAGAGACCGCAACCCGGCGTACCGGAAATCGGTCCCACTACCTATAATAGTCTAGTAGTTCAGTTGGTTAGAACGCCTGCCTGTCACGCAGGAGGTCGCCGGTTCGAGTCCGGTCTAGACTGCTAATTAAATAAATAAATTATGAGTACGAGAAACTTAACAATGGTAGTCGATAGAGATTACTCAAGCAATCACGAATTAGGATTTGCTCAAAACCCTATGAATTTAGGTGACAGTAGCTATGTAAATATGTATTTACATCACGATGGTTATCCTCAATGGCAAGGTGTACAACTAGCAAACTGGTGTATTGAGAATAATAATAGTGACGGTAGCAGGTTAGCTTCTAAATTAGTACACGATATGTATTATGACAGTTGCTACTTATATAGCCATCCAGAGAATATAGACCATCAATATACTTATGTAATATGGACAGGTAAAAAAGATATATGGATTACTTGTTATGACCAATATAGTAATCGATGTGTATTTGTATTAAAACCTGATAAAATTATAAAAAGGTACAAAGATGATATGGATTACACTGATTTTGCTAATGGTGATACTAGATACGAGCAAGATAAACATGAGATAGCAAATTAACACAAATTAAATACGAATGGATTTGGATAATATAAATGACAAGACAATTGATTTAATTACTGATGCAGTGATTAGAAAAATGATATGGAAATTTAAACAAGAAGAACATCAACTTAATAGTCCAATGACTATAGGTGAGGTAATTAAAGGTTATATGCCTTTTAAAGAGACACAAGAAGAGTTCTTGTTAGCTGAATTAGCCAGACTGCATACATTATTAGCTTTATATGAAGGTAAAGAAGAATATATGAAGGCAGCAATAATAAAGAGACGAATAGAAATAGTAGAAAATAAATTAAATAATTATGGAGAACCAGGTAATCAAACCGATGCTAGCCCACAAATTTGATGAGGCTAGGATAAACTTTAAAAAAGATATAGTATATATGCAACCTAAATTAGATGGTGTTCGCTGTCTGTTTACTAAAGATGGTGCGTTCTCTCGCACAGGTAAACAATTTATGAATGTAAGACATATTGAAGAAGATTTACAAGATTTATTTAAAGCTTGTCCTTGGATAGCTTTAGACGGTGAATTATATAATCACAATCTAAAGGATAATTTTGAAAAAATAATATCCCTTGTCAGAAAACAAAAACCAACAGACGAGGACAGATCTGAGGCACGTAGATTAACACAATATCACGTGTATGATTATACTGGAAGAGATTATATGTCTCTTGAAGGATTACCATACAGAGATAGATTGGACAATTTAACATGTTCAGATATGTATACACCAAGTGTATGTTATGTTGAAAGTAGAAGAGTTAAAACTATGAAACAAGCAAAAGATTTTCATAAAAGAAAATTAGCTGAAGGATATGAAGGTTCTATATTAAGAACCAATACACCATATAAACATGGTAGATCTTTTGGGTTAATGAAATTTAAAGATTTTTCTGATGATGAGGCAACTATCATTGGATATGATGTTGGACAGGGTAAAAGGGAAGGCACGTTAGGTAAATTCGTGATGAAAGACGATGAAGGCGTAGAGTTCGGATGTCCACCGGGCAAAGGTTATAATTATAAAGACCTCGCCAATATGCTAGATAATATCCAAGATTATTTAGGCAAACGTGCTACCTTTACCTATTTTCAAAGAACAAAAGCGGGTAGTTATAGACACCCATTATATAAATCATTAAGAAATTATGAATAGCTTACTACAAGTAATTTTGGTTACAGCAACTATTTATCATGCTGTACCAGAACAAACAGATAGTACTCCACATATAACAGCAAGTGGTAAACATATTAATATGGAAAATCCACAATCACATAGATGGATAGCTGTATCAAGGGATTTAGAAGAAAAAGGTTTTACGTTTGGCGTAAGAGTCTGCGTTACCGGAGCTGGAAACCTTGATGGTATATGGATAGTACAAGATAGAATGAATTCCCGTTGGAAAAATCGTATTGATTTTTTAGTTAATAAAGAATTAAAAGCAGGAAAATGGGAAAATGTTACAATTGAAAAATTGTGACAATAGGTTATAATAATAAATAAGTAATAGGCAAATGTCACATGATAGAAATATAAAGTGGTTAAATGATAGAAGGGTTATTTATAGGAGAAATCCTATTAATGATAAACCTACTATTGAAACAGATAAGTACATGTATTATGAAGAGGGTACGCATGAATGCTATACACTTTTTAATACGCGGGCTAAGATAACTACTTATAAATCATTAAAGTGGCATTTCCTAGTACTTTATTATCTTAACATGGATAATATATTAAACTCTGATTTTGTTACTGTAGCTAGATTTATAGCTGATAAAGAAAACGGTTTTGTTACCTTCTTTATTAGTAATAAATTATTAGAGGGTATGATTGGAGATGTATTACAACAAGGTGGTGATCCACCAATTAATAAGATTCGTAAGGTTATATTTAAAGACTTTAGTGGATTAGATTTAAAAGAAAAATTAACTATTGTAGGACAATTAATAGGTCGAAGTAAATTAGATAAAGAAACAATTTATGAGTGCATGTTAGATTTAGCACATATAAATAAGAAAATAACTATAAAACTATTATCAGAACTATTAAATGTTTCGCAAAGAACTATTTATCGTCACATGTGTGATGAATTAAAACAAGAAAAACAAAGATTAAATGAAGAAATATAATATAGAAAATTATGTTAGGTGGAAGAATGATGTTCAAACCGCAATAGCATTAATTCCAAAAGAATTAAAAGATGCTACTAAAAAAGGTGATTTCACAGTTCTCGATAGAGACCAAACAATTACTATGTTTTTACCTTTAGTAGAAAATATTGCAAGAAAATTTTCCACATCACAACAAGCTTCAGGTGTTATGACTATTATGGACTTAATACAAGAAGGTAGTGCTGGATTAACTTTTGCAGTAGATAGACTTGATAAGGATACATTATTTAAGTCTGAAGAACAAGAAAAAACTATTAAATCATTTTTATCAAAAAGAATACGAGGTGCAATACGTAGAGGCATTGATACTAATAGAGGTGACATGAGAATACCTGAGCACAAACTAAATGAGATACGTAAATCTTTTGGTAGAGATAAAAAAATGGTTGAAATGTTTTTTAATAGTATATTTTTAAGTATTGATAGTAAACCAGATAATAATGAGAATATGATGTATCAAATACCTGATAAATCAGAGCCTTATAATATGGAAATACTAAATATATATTTAAAAGGATTATTAAAGAAATATTTAAATGATAAAGAGTATGAGGTACTTAGATTAAGCTATGGATTAGACTGTGATAAATTACAAGCTAAAGATATAGCTAAAAAATTAGATATACCTGGACAAAGCTCTTATGTTAGAGTTTCACAGTTAAAAAAGCAAGCTGTAGAAAAACTAATAGAGAATGTAGATTACAAGCAAGTGCTTGATTATCTGTAATTTAGAAGTGGATATTAATGTAAATAGTGTCCACTTCTATGTAATTATATATATAGACAATTAAATTAAATTATATGACTTTACATGAAAAGCTGGCTCAAATCCAGACTGAGTTTAAATCGAAGAAGAGTAGATTTAACTCCTTCGGCAAATACAACTTTCGAAGTGCCGAAGATATTCTCGAAGCAATCAAACCTTACTTATTGAAATATGGTGTTACTGTCACTGTTAATGAAAAATTAATATGTGAAGGACCTACACCTATCATTAAATCAACTGCTGCTATACACGATGTGAAAGGCATGAAGCTAGAAGCAACAGCTATAGTCGGAGTAGACTTAATGCAAAAAGGTATGCAAACACCTCAGCAATTTGGTAGCGCATCATCTTACGGTAAGAAATATGCTTTAGGAAACTTATTTCTAATTGATGACACTCAAGATTCTGATGCTTCTAATAATCACAGTACAATGTTACCTGATTTAAAGAAAGCTAAAGATTATATAAAATCTGGTGGAACTTTAGATGCAATCAAAAAGAAATATAAACTAACTTCAGATCAAGAAAAAGAACTAACAACTTTATAAATGAATAGGAAGGAAATTCTTAAGAAGTTATCTAATGATGAAGATTATTATGGTAAGTTCGGAAAGAAATATTTAAGTAGTTCAGATGTAGGTACGTTACTTAGTAACCCACTTGCACTTGGGCAAGAACAAATAAAGACAGCTGCGTTTCTAGTTGGTGGATACTTTCATACCACTATCCTAGAACCGGATAAACTTAAGAAGTACAAGGTTATACCTAGCACCACTAGGAACACTAAGCTGTATAAGGAGATGTCAAATGGAGAACTATGTTTATTGCAACATGAGGTAGATAAGATAGGATTAATGAGTGAGAAAATGTTGAGTAATAATATTTGTAGAGATTTAATACAAGGAAATTGGGTTGAGTATGAAAAACCTATGATTACCAAAATTGGTAAATATATGTGGAAAGGAAAATGCGATGTATTAAATCATGACGATCAACTAGTAATTGATTTGAAGACTACTGCAGATATAAATAAATTTAGAAGATCTGCTTTTAGATATAACTACGATGCACAAGCATATGTATATAGGAAACTATTTGGATATGATATGTTATTTATAGTTATAGATAAAACTACACATCAAATTGGAATGTTCGATTGTTCTGATGAATTTTATGCATCAGGCAAAGATAAGGTAGAGAGAGCAATGGAAGCTTATGACTTGTTCTTTAAATCCAAGGATTTTGATCCAAAACAATACTTCATAAGTAAAACACTTTAATATAATATAATATGGCGAGAACTAGAAAAAGAACCTGTGATGTAACAGGAATGACTACTAGCACTAACAACTTTTATTCAAATCAAAGTCACGTTAAAGCTGTAGACAATTTAAGAAGAGTTAGTGGTGCTAATAAAGTACAATTAACTAGAATGTTTAATCAATTAAATGCTTATTAATTATGGCAAGTATAATAGCAACAAGTATTAATCTTACAGAAATACCTTCAGATAAAATTATCGTAGGTAAGAAAGGTAAATACTTACCTATTACAGTTACTATTAACGATGAACCTGATCAATTTGGTAATCAAGGACCAGTGGTTGTTCAACAATCAAAGGAAGAAAGAGAAGCTAAACAACCTAAGGTTTATTTAGGTAACGTAAAGGTAGTATGGACGAACGGTGACAATGTCGGCGTAGCTCCAAGAACAGATCAGCCACAAGCTAAACCTGAGGTTGTTAAATCTAAGGTAGAAGAAAAAGCTGATTTACCGTTCTAAATGGAAAAAACTAGGAAATGTGACGGTTGTACCGCATGTTGTGATGGTAGATTATTACTAAAAATATTTGGTAATAAATGGGTTGGTAGAAAATGCCAATTCAATACAGGAACTGGTTGTGCTATCTATGAAGATAGACCTCACGAACCTTGTAGAACGTTTGAATGTGAATGGTTGAAAGATACTAACTTCACGTTTCCTGAGTTTTTAAAACCAGATCAAAGTGGTTTCGTCTTAAATTGGGGAAAAACTAAATCTGGTATATCATATCTACGAGCTGTAGCATCGAGAGATGGATATGACAATGAAGCTTTGTTATGGCTTATAGATTATGGTGATAAAAATAATATTAATCTAAGATTTATTTTACAAGGTTCTAAATACTCTTTTGGTACTAAGGACTTTAGAAAAGAAATGAAAATATGATAGAAAATAAAGAGATCAATGGATTTTTGATTGACAAGTTCAATCAATATAACCTAGAAGTGGGTAAGACACAAGGAATTTGTCCTTTGTGCTCTCATGATAGGAAGCCTGATCATAGAAAACTTAAGTGTTCTTCCTATGATTGGGAACGTGGTCTCGGGACTTGCCACAACTGTAATTCGACTTATCAACTACACACTTACGAACGTAAGGGAGCTAGCGAACGTGAATACGTACGCCCGAGTTTTTCTACGAAAACTCATAAAGCACCTAGTAGTAAAGTCGTAGAATGGTTTAAGTCTAGAGGAATAACTCAAGATACTTTAGAGGCATTAAATGTTTCAGAAGGTCTTGAGTTTATGCCTCAAACTGGGAAGGAAGAGAACACAATCAAATTCAATTACTTCATGGGTAATCAACTAATCAATATTAAATATAGAGATGGTCGTAAAAACTTTAAGCTTTACAAAGGAGCTGAAAAAGTATTTTACAATATCAATAGTATTGTTGGTCATGATACTTGTGTTATAGTTGAAGGAGAAATAGATGCACTATCATTGCATGAGGCAGGTGTGCCTAACGTAATATCAGTTCCTAATGGAGCAACGTTGAATCACAATAATTTAGATTATCTTGATAATTGTATAGATTATTTTGAAGATAAAGAGAAAATAATTCTAGCAGTTGATGCTGACGAACCTGGCACTATGCTTAAACAAGAGTTTATTCGTAGACTAGGAGCTGAGCATTGTTATTTAGTAGATTTCAAAAAATGTAAAGATGCGAATGAATATTTAGTTACTCATGGAGCAGAAGAATTGAAAAGTGCTATACACAACGCGTGGCAAGTACCGTTAGAGAATGTAACAACACTTAAAAATGTAGAAAATGACCTTAAAGACTTTGTTAAACACGGTTTTAAACCCGGTTTTCAAGTGGGTTTACAAAACTTCGACCAAACATTCAGTACTTATACTGGACAGTTTATTACTGTTACTGGGATTCCTAGTAGTGGGAAGAGTGATTTTGTTGATCAAATGGTTGTAGGGTATAATAAAATGTATGGTTGGAAGACTGCTTTTGCTAGTCCTGAAAACCAACCGATATATTTACATGCTCACAAACTTATGAGAAAGACTTGGGGAGATATGCCAAGTCGTAGTGATATAGGTGGTAGTAAATGGAAAGAAGTTTCTCAACATGTAAATGATAATTACTACTTTATTGATATGGATAAATATAGTTTAGAATCAGTATTAAGAAAAGGTGCTGAATTAGTTAAACGTAAAGGTATTAAATGCCTTGTTATAGACCCATATAATAAAATTAGAGATGCAAATGCAGTGTCTGATGATGTTAATAGATATACTATGGATTATCTATCAAAGATAGAGGCCTTTTGTAAAAGGTATGACGTTTTAACGTTTATAGTAGCACATCCGACTAAAATGATGAGAGATCAAAATGGTAAAATTGCAGAACCAACTATGTATAATATAAAAGGTGGTGGTGAATGGTATGATGCTAGTTATCACGGCTTATTAGTACATAGAGATTATGAAGCTAAAAATACTAAAGTTAAAGTATTAAAAGTTAAGTTTCAAAACTTAGGGGAAAATGGTGCTGAATCATTTTTTACTTGGGAACCAAAATCAGGTTCTTTTATACCACAGATTAATGTATTAGATAAAGAAAAAGATGTCGGCAGCTTACCATGGGAAAACTAGAAAATTTTCTATGGGATCTTATAATAGATCTGAAGAAGAAGACAAAGCTTGTTTATGGTGTTTACATAATGATATATGTATTACGCCTAGACAGTCTGAATGGGGAGTTCCTAGTTGGTATATTGATATAGAAAAAGGTGTTTATCCAAATAGAAAATTAATTGGTACATCACCTGAAACTTATGGAAAAAATACTATATGGGAAAAAGTAGCTGAATATCAATTATATTATTATAAAAAATATGCAAAATAGTTATTATAATGCAAATCATGCTTTTAACGATTTATGGGAGTATATTCCAGAAGCTGGACAAAACTTCGATAATACAAAAGCTATATTTAACTGTGGTTTTTATATACAAAACCCGTTAGATAATCATATAGTAAATCCAATAAGAGATTGGAAATCAGATTATGCTGAAGCTGAATGGCAATGGTATTTATCAGGAGATCAGAACATAGATAAACTAGGTGAGATCTACGGTAAAGTACCTCCTATTTGGTGTCGAATGGCAGATGTTAATGGTAATGTAAATAGTAATTACGGTTATCAATGGAAACGTAATGATCAAATAGATTATGTCGTTGCTAAGCTTAAAGACAAACCAGACACTAGACACGCGGCTATAAGCATTTACGACGCAAAAGAATGGAGTAAATATAGAAATGATACTCCTTGTACTTATGCGGTACAATTTTCAATAATACAAAACAAATTATGTATGTCTGTTTACATGAGATCTAATGATCTCTGGTACGGCTTCTGTAATGACCAATACTGTTTTAGTATGTTACAGAAGATGATTGCAGAGAGACTGTCTATGGACATCGGATGGTATTACCATCACGCACATAACATGCATATATATAACGATAAATTAGAAAAATAAATATGACTTATTATTTATATCATATTCCAGGTAAAAAGATTGGCGTTACCTGTGATCTTAAGAACCGGGTCACAGTTCAACAAGGCTATTCACCTGATGAGTATGAAGTACTAGAAAGTTCTGAAGATATAGATCATATATCTTCTTTAGAACTACAATTACAAAAAGAATATGGCTATCGAGTAGATATGGTACCATATAAAAACCTTAAACCAAGAACTAATATGAACATAAATGTAACTGAACAAACCACTACATTTCCATGTCCAATAGATAAATTAAAAGGTAGATTGTTTGATTTACCTGGGATGAAATGGACTACGGAGCACGGTGAGTTTGAAATTAATCCCGAATCAATCAAATGGATTATGAGGAATGTTAAGACCTCTATGTATAACAACGACAGATGTTATATATATAATAAAGCGTTTGCTAATTGGGTTATGACTCAAAAAGCGATTATCATAGACGTAAAACATCATGTTAAACCTAACAATAAACAAAAGTCCCTTAAAATGTTTGAGAACATTAGAGAATGGGCTAAAGTTAGAGGTTTATATGATAAAGGAGATGCTAAAACACAACTCATTAAACTACAAGAAGAAATGGGTGAATTAGCTAAAGCTACTCTTGAAAAAGATGAAAATGAAATAATTGATGCTGTTGGAGATATGGTAGTTGTATTAACAAACTTAGCCCATCTCAATGGAGTAAACATAGAAACGTGTATAGCATCCGCCTATAATGAAATTAAAGACCGTAAAGGCAAAATGAACAACGGAACTTTTGTTAAAGATTAATCATGGAAATAAGAACAAAAGACGCGATCGTTAGACGAGTCTTAAAAAAGATGGATAAACGTAGTCTCATAGGACAAAAGAAATATGGGGATACTATGGAATCTGAAATAGAAAGAAGAGAAAAAGGTCTTTATCATTTCATGGAAGATGTACAGGAAGAATTAATGGATGCATTATTGTATTTAGAATCAGCAAAGTATTGCTTAAAAGATGAAATACAATATATAGCTAAAATGATGGATAAAGGAAAAAAGAACGAAAGAAAACCTGGTAGTTGGACATGAGAAGAAAGATAAGAAGAAAACGAGGTCCCGTTCAATCGAAGAAAATTACGGTTGACGGGATTAAGTTTGCTAGCGGGTTAGAATCGTATATGTATAAAGCTTTAAAAGCAGCTAAAATACCTGCAGCGTATGAGGGAAGTACATATACAATCTTTCAAGGTTTTGATTTAAATAAAACTTGTTATGAAAGATGTGCTAATGGAAAAGGAGATTATAAAGATAGAGGTAATAAGAAAATATTACCTATTCGATATACTCCTGATTTCATAGGTAAAGGTTTTATAATAGAATGTAAAGGAAGAGCTAATGAAGCTTTTCCAATGAGATGGAAATTGTTTAAGTATTATGCAGAACATAATTTAAACTCAATATTATATAAACCTCAAAATCAAAAAGAGTGTGATGAAACAGTTAAGTTAATACTAAAACATGGCTAGAAAAAATTGGTTCGCTGTAGCGTATAATATAAAACCAAAAAAGAAAAGACCAGGTGTACACTCAAAAAATAGACATACTAATCAGAAAACTGGTAAGTATTATTGTGGAACTAAATATAGAGGACAAGGAAGATGAGATTAACAAGATGGGAATTAAGTTTTGGCCTATTTGAAGGCTTATTATTTGGATATAGAAATTATCCAGATATGGAAAATAATAAAATAGATCATGTGTTTTATGTATTTATATTCGATATTTGTTTAACACTTTTTTACGATTAATATGGGATTATTTGACGAAAGAATACCTTATAAACCTTTTGAATACCCTGAATATTATACTGAGGGTTGGTTACCACAAGCTCAAGCATTTTGGTTACATACTGAAATACCAATGAGTGGTGATATAAAAGATTGGAATGAAAAATTAAAACCAGCTGAGAAGAATTTAGTTGGCAATATATTATTAGGATTTGCACAAACAGAATGTGCTGTATCAGACTATTGGACACAAAAAGTTGTATCATGGTTTCCAAAACATGAGATACAACAAATGTCTATGATGTTTGGATCACAGGAAACAATACATGCTGTTGCATATTCCTATTTAAACGAAACGCTAGGTCTTGAGGACTTTGAGGCGTTTTTACACGAACCTGCTACTGCAGAAAGGTTCGACAACTTAGTAAGTTATGATGGCACAGATCAAGTGGGGATAGGTAGATCATTAGCTGTATTTTCAGCTTTTGCAGAGGGCGTAAGTTTATATTCAGCTTTTGCGGTGTTATATAGCTTTCAACTAAGAAACTTATTAAAAGGTGTAGGACAACAAATGAAATGGAGTGTAAGAGATGAATCTCTTCATTCTAAAATGGGTTGTAAATTATTTCGACATATGTGTACTGAAAACAAATCTTTATTAAAAGATTGTGAGGCAGATATATTAGAAGCAGCTAAAACAATGGTAGAATTAGAAGAAAAATATATAGACAAGATGTTTGAAATGGGAGATTTGGAGAATCTAACGAAATATGATTTAAAACAATTTATTAGAAAAAGAGCTAATGAAAAACTTAAAGAACTTGGATACAAGAAAATCTTCAAATATAACGTCGAAGCTGCTAAAAACCTTGATTGGTTTTATCATCTCACTGGGGGTCATACTCATACTGACTTCTTTGCGATCAGGCCTACCGACTACAGCAAAGCAAATGAGGGCGAAGATTTCGAAAATATCTGGTAACTAATGAGATATATAATTTTATTATTATTATTGGGATGTAAAGAAGAATTTATAATACCTGCAGAGTGTATAGCATCACCAGACCCAGACCTAGTATGTACAATGGAAATAGACTATGTATGTGGATGTAATGGGTTTCTTTATGCTAACGAATGTTGGGCTATGCGTGATGGAAATACTAGCTGGACTACAGCTACAGTAGAAACAAATTGTAAAAATTAATATGTGGAGTAATAGATGGATAAAAGGTCAGGACTACCCAGAGTGGGCAGAAGCTGACGTATATAAAAAAACAATTCAAGGAGGATACTTATATAATGGGGAAACGCCAAGAGAAGCTTATCAAAGAGTCGCTAGAACGGTTGCGAAGAGAATCAAGAAACCAGAGATGGAGGAGAAATTTTTTGAGTACATATGGAAAGGCTGGCTTTGTCTTGCTAGCCCTGTGCTTAGTAATACTGGGACTGATCGTGGATTACCTATATCTTGTTTTGGTATTGATGTTGCCGATAGTATATATGATATTGGAACGAAGAATTTAGAAATGATGTTACTAGCTAAACACGGTGGAGGTGTTGGAGTTGGTATAAATCAGATTAGACCTGCTGGATCAGAAATTACAATGAATGGTACCTCTGATGGTACTGTACCTTTTTGTAAAATATATGACTCTAGCATATTAGCTACCAACCAGGGAGCGGTAAGAAGAGGAGCTGCATCAGTTAATCTTAATATAGAGCATGCTGATTGGGAAGACTGGTTAGAGATTAGAGAACCTAAAGGTGATGTTAATAGACAATCATTAAACCTACATCAATGTACTATTATTGGTGATAAGTTTATGAGAAAGTTAGCAGCAGGAGATAAAGTTGCAAGACGTAAATGGGGTAAACTACTTCAGAAACGTAAAGCAACTGGAGAACCTTACATAATGTTTAAGGGTAATGTTAATAAACAAAACCCTAGCATGTATAAGGATAATGCTCTGAAAGTATTTATGACAAATATATGTTCAGAGATAGTATTACACACAGATGAAAATCATTCATTCGTATGTTGTTTATCTAGTTTAAATCTAGCTAAATACCATGAATGGAAAGATAGTAATTTAATCTATGATAGCATATGGTTTTTAGATGGTGTATTAGAAGAATTTATACAAAATGCAAAAAATAGAAGGGGATTTGAAAATGCTATAAGATCTGCTGAAAAAGGTAGAGCTTTAGGATTAGGAGTTTTAGGTTGGCATACATACCTACAACAGAAAGGATTTCCTTTCGAAGGATTATTAGCACAATATGAAACAAGAAGAATATTCAGTCAAATTAAGATCGAGTCTGAACGCGCTTCTATGGCTCTTGCCGAGACTTTTGGTGAGCCTCTTTGGTGTGTTGGTACTGGGATGCGTAATACTCATCTTCGTGCTATCGCTCCCACTGTTAGTAATAGCAAGCTTGCTGGAAACATTTCGCCGGGAATAGAACCTTGGGCAGCAAATGTATTTACAGATCAATCTGCTAAGGGAACATTCATAAGAAAGAACCCTACATTATTAGAAGAGTTAAAAAGACTTAATTTAAATACCGATAAAATATGGGACCAAATATTAAAAGATGGTGGATCTATTCAAGGTATTAAAAAATTAAATAAGGTTATGGTAGGACCTGAAAAAGATATACCAATTAAAGAAGTTTACAAAACTTTTAAAGAGATAAATCAATTAGAATTAGTTAATCAAGCTGGAATAAGACAACAATATATAGATCAAGCTGTAAGTTTAAATCTAGCATTTCCAGCACAAGCTGATCCTAAATTTATTAATAAAGTACATTTAGAAGCTCATAAGAAAGGTATTAAAACCTTATATTATATGAGAACTGAATCTGTATTAAGAGGCGATATAGCTGAACAAGCTACTAGCGAAGAATGTATGAGTTGTGAAGGATAGAGGATTTGGAGACACTTTTGAACGATTCACTAAAACAACTGGTATTAAATGGTTAATAATAACAGTAACAGGTTGGTTTGGTGTAAACTGTGGTTGTAGATACAGACAAGACCTATTAAACAAATGGTTTCCTTATAAACAAAAGAATAAAATGAAAAAAATAACATTAGAAGATATATTAGACCCAATAAGTCCTAAAATATTTTTTACAGAATATTGGAATAAAAAACACTTAATAATTAGAAGAAATAAATTTAAAAATCTATTTACATGGTATGATTTCAATGAGTATATGAATAAGTATCCTGCAATGAAAGGATTACAAATTTTAGATTATAGAAAAGAAGGTGATGGAAGATGGTGCCTTGATAAAGTTAGAAAGGGAGAATTAAAACTTCCTATGTTAAACCGTCAAAAAGTTTATGATTTATGGAAAAAAGATGGTAAGTCATTTGTATTACCATTTGGAGAATATCAGAAAAAAGATTTAGTTGATATTTGTTTTGAATTTGAAAAGTATTTTGATAAAGGACAAGCTAATATATATTGTTCTCCAAGAGCTGGATCTAAAAGTTTTCCAGCACATGCTGATAGTACTGAAAACTTTTTATTTCATACTGAAGGTAGACAAAAATGGACAATATATAAAGAGTTTGCTCCAAATAAACCAAAAGAAGTATTAGAAAAATTTGCTTTAGAAGCTGGGGATTTATTATATATACCACAGTTTCAATTCCATAAAGTAGATACGCTTGGACCAAGAATAATGATTAGTATACACTTTAAAAATAAAGAAAGACAAAGTTTAAATAAGTTTAAAGTAACAAAAGAAAAGGATAATCCTAGAGCTAAATGGTATAATTGGAAACCCGAAATATATAACGAACAAGGAATAAAAGAAGATTTTCCATATCAATGGAGAGATAAATCTGATTGGAAAAAGAAATATTTATAATATGAAAGCAGGAAAAATTTGGGGAAAAACCGAAATGATTCATAAGAATGGAGTTTTGGAGTTTCACCGTATAGAATATAAAGCAGGATTTAAATGTTCAGAACATGAACATAGATTTAAATGGAATGGATTTTTTGTTGAGTCAGGTAAAATGATTGTAAGAGTATGGAAAGACGATCAAGGTTTATTAGATGAAACAATATTAGAAGCTGGAGATTTTACTATGGTTAAACCAGGTGAATTTCATCAATTCGAAGGAGTTGAAGACGGTGTAGCATTTGAGTTATACTGGGCTGAATTTAATCACGACGATATACAAAGAAGAACATCAGGTAAAAAAATATGAACATAGGTATTGTAATACCAGCAAGATTAAAAAGTACTAGATTAAAAGAGAAGATGCTTATTGATGTTGATGGTGAACCTCTTATTAGATATATGTTTGATAAAGTTAGAACTATGGGATATGATACATATGTTGTAACTGATAGTAAAAAAATAGCTCAATATATAACTAGAGGAAATGTTATTATGTCTAAAAAAGCAGAAAATGGAACTGCTAGAATAGCATCAGTATTAGATAAACTTAAACAGTATGATGTTATAATAAATGTTCAAGGTGATATGGTTGATATAGATATTTGGCATTTAAGATCTGTTATTAATAGATGTCAACAAGGTTTTAATTATATGTTAACTGCTTATACAAAAGGATATGACCCGGCTGGGGTTAAGTGTATACATCAAGAAGGTAAAGCATTATGGTTTACTAGAGCTCCTATAGGATATGGAGATAGACATGTAGGTATATATGCTTACAAACCTGAATTGTTAAGATCGTATAGTTTATTTCATGATGAATATCCAGAAGAAAATTTAGAACAAAATAGAATATTAGGATACTACGATGTAGACGTAGTTAAAATTGAATATAATGGAGAAGAAATCAACACGCAGCAAGATTTTGATAGCTGGACCTTGCGTCATTGAAGATGAAATGATGACTATAACATTAGCTGGTGAATTACAACGCTTAGCTAATAAATATAATTTTGATTATATATTTAAATCATCATTTGATAAAGCTAATAGAACATCTATTGATTCTTATAGAGGACCAGGATTAGTAGATGGTTTAGAAATATTAAGAAAAGTAAAAGAAATTGTTGGTTGTAAAGTAACAACTGATATACATCAAGTAACACAAGCAGCTTTTGTTGCTGATGTTGTAGATATAATACAAATACCAGCTTTTTTATGTAGACAAACTGATTTGTTAACTACAGCAGCAAACACTGGAAAAACTATCAACATAAAGAAAGCACAATTTTTAGACGGTAAGGATATGAAGCATCCTATCAATAAAATAGAAAAAGCAGGTAATAAAAATATTATGTTAACTGAGAGAGGATCTATGTTTGGATTAGGTAATCTAGTTGTAGATTTTAGACAAATTATAGATATGAAAGAATTTGGTTATCCTGTTATAATGGATTGTACTCATTCAACTCAAAAACCTAGTTCATTAGGTGATAAAAGTGGTGGTGAAAGGAAGTATGCTATACACATGGCAAAGCTTGCGAATGCAGTAGATGTAGATGGATTTTTCTTTGAAGTCCATCCAGATCCAGAAAACGCCTTGTGTGATGGACCAAATATGATACATTTAATAGATTTTGAAAACATTTTAAAACAAATAGCATGAGAATATTTATAGGACACGACTCAAGATTTCCACAAGCTACAAAAGTTTGTAGAAAATCAATGCAAAATTATAATGATAATTTAGATATTACATTTTTAGAAAAGGAACACTTAAAAAAATATAACTTTTACGGTAGAGAAGATATACCAGGAGAATCAACAGAATTTTCTTTTACTAGATTTTACGTACCCATGGTGTGTAATTATGATGGTATTGCAATGTTTTGTGATAATGATTTTTTATGGAAATGTGATCCTACAGAAATGACAAAATACTTAGGTGATAAAGCTATAGCTGTAGTTAAACATGAAGATATGGATATTAAACAAACCAAGATGGATGGTATTACTAATAAATCTTATCCAAGAAAAAACTGGTCAAGTTTGATTATTTTTAATTGTTCTAAATTAAAGCATTTGACAAAGGCTTATTTAGACTCAGCCCAAGCAAGTGAATTACATGAATTAAGATGGGTTGAAGATAATGAAATAGCAGAAATACCTAGATCATATAATCATTTAGTAGGTTATTATAAAAAGCATAACAGAATAAAAGCAATACATTATACTTTAGGTGGACCTTGGTTTGAAGAATGTAAAAATGGAGAATTGTCAGAGGAATGGTACAAAGTGTTAGAGAATTAGTAAAAGATAAATCAATAATATTTGTAGGTAATTCTGTAGAAATCATGCATCATAAATATGGTGATTTTATAGATAGTCATGACATTGTTGTACGATTTGGTAGAGCTATGGAAGCTACACCTAAACAAGAAGAATCTATAGGTAAGAAATGTGATATATGGGTTACTGGTCAATTTAGAGCACCTGTATATAAAACACTACGTAAAGAATTTGAATCTGGTAGATGGAAAAATACTAAGATATTAATAAATAGATGTAGAGGAAATTTACAATTAAAGAATTGGGATTTTGAAGATCATTTACCTGAAGGTATGAAATATGAACAAATGTATACCGATCAAGAATTAATTGATATAATGAAAGCCTTTAACAAAGATATTTTAAAACTTAAAAACTTAAGACCTAGTGCAGGATTTATAACTATACTTTGGTTTATAGAAAAGGTAATAACTTATAAAAGTATATCTCTTATAGGATTTGATTTTTTTGCTAAAAGTATTAATGAAAGAGGTATGGATAAGCGAGGTACTGAAAGTAATTGTGATCCTCATAGTTGGCACATGCCTATATATATGAGAACTCATTCAGCACATGATATGGATCTTGAACAAGAATATATGTCTTTTTTAGAAAGAAAAGGATTATTTACTTGGCACGTTTTGAGTGATTTATCTGAAACAGATATAGAGTATAAAGGTTGGATGAAGGGTATGAGAAGAATTAGGTCTATTCCTAAGAAAACTACGGAATCAAAGATTTTGCCACGATCTCAGCAACAATCTCTATAACACAAATAATCACTACAGCAATTAAATACTCCCACCAATCGTATTTTCCATTCTTATTAAAATCTAAAAATCTCACTTTTTAATTTTCTCAACAGCAGATATTCCAAAGCATCCTAGTGTTACCCATACAAATGAGTTATAAACTACTTCGTTTATAATTAGGTCTTTATCAGCTATTAAGCTAGTTAATAAGTCTGCTATAGCAAATAGTGTCATAACTATAAACGATGCAAACCCTATAACGTTCTTTTCGTTAATATCGTTTTTTTCTTTAAATAAACTCCACATAATTAATTATTTCGTTTTGAATTACTTTTCGCCGGGTTAGGTGGTGAACTTATCGTCGGGTTTGGCGTTGAATTCGACGGACGTATAGGTATACTAACATTATTATTATTATTGTTAACATTATATGATGGTTTAGGTTTATAAGTATTAGGGTGATAATATGGATCGTAATATGTATTAAAAGGATTCCAACGATTATAATAAGGTCTATAATAATCATAACCTACTACATTATATACTACATTAGGTCTAATTTGATTTATAGGAATTTTAATCGTATCACCTTCCTCTGTTAAAGCTAACACATGGGTAACATTAATCTGGTTTTTATATAATTGAGGCGTGCAACTAGTTAACATACCTATTAATATAATTAATACCATTGCTGATACCGCTATTACTTTACCATAATCTCTTTGTTTCTGTGTCATCTTTTTGAATTTTACTTTTACTATTTCTTTAAAGTGTTTTTTAAATGTTTTACATCTTTGAACATACATAAATCTTTGTTTCGTTAAACATCATATTACTGAATAGGTTGTTCCACTAGGACATCTCTTAGCTCTTAAACACCTATTTCTATTAGACCCAGGATCTACATAACTCACATGAACCCAATCAGGATTTTCATCCGTACCAAATTCCCAAATCATTTGATCAAAATCTAAATTATCTTTTATCCAATTATACATAGTAGAGTTTGACATAACCCCATACGTGTCGTCAATATCCATCGCTTGGCCGTGACAATGCTGAGATTTGCGGCTTCCACCGATCGCCTTGTTCAATTCTGGTCCTCTATAGAACGAATTTATCCGTATTGGACCTCCTACGTACATTCTAAGGGGTTCAAATATTTTTTCTGACAACAACTTCATGTTTTGTAAATGATCATCAGAGGGATCATTATTTAAACCCAACCTTAAAGCTGTAATACTACGTGTGGCTTCTTGATAACTTACGTGTTTACTTATTTTTTGTGCCATTTTTTCTTCCTTTTCTTTTCTTACCTGCTATTGCTGCTGGAATATCATCAATTTGATTTCCAACTTGTTTTATAGCTTTAGCTACATCGCTAAGTTCATCTGCAGTTAGTTTGTATCTTTCCATAACTACTTTATAAGCTTCAACAGCTTTTTCATCTACAGTTGTTTTATTCCAGACATAATTCCATATGCCTACAAAATATTTTTTTGTTTTATTCCACATAATTTTTTTACTTTTTATTATTATTTTTAACAAAGACCACAATGATCTCCACATAATTCACACATAATTTTATTTTTTATCATTAAACTTCTTTTTCTTTCCACCATCATAAGAATAAGCATGACCTTCATTTATCAAGGTGTTATTAATATTAATTTCATTTCCATCCGCATCGCGAACAAAAAGCTCTCCAAGAACACGACCGTACTTACCAACTCCATGGGACTTAACTCTACATACTTGAGGTTTATCACTAATATCATATAGTAGTTCTTTAGTTCTAGCTTTAGCAGCTAATCCTTTTTCTTTTTCTTCCAAGTCTCTAGTTCTACTTTCCCATGTATCTAAACCATGTAATCTGATTCTTCTTTTAACGTGAGTGTCAAAACCAAGATCAATCATAGCATCAACGGTATCTCCATCGACAACTCTATCGATCTTTGCTCTATAAATATATTTTTCCATAATTAAAATCTTGAAGCTGTATTTGCTTCGTCTATTGCTTCTTGTATATCACTTAAACTAGCAGGCAACATTAAATCTAAACCAGCTTTCCACATATCTTCTTTAACACCACCTTTAAATAGTATGATAGTTGGAGCCATGCGTATTCTATATTCTTTTTTAACATTTGGAGCTTTTGAAATATCAACCCTGTAATAAACAGCATTTTTAATCTTATCCCAGTCGGCAAAGCAGTTCGCAGCATTAAAGGAAGCCCAAAATTCCACAATAATAGGCAGCTTGTCATCATCTCCAAAAGCGTGATGTTCATTAATTTTTTCTTCGAAATTTGAATCCTCGATCCAATATTTCGCAGGTACGTCAACTTGTGCAAATATTGTATTAGTTAATAGTATTA